TATGAAAACCTTTCAGATTGGTTCGAGCAACAAACGTTAAACGGTGACCTTCCGAAATTGCCGCAAGGTATGGAAAGTCAAAAAATAGAAGCAATTTCAACAGGATACGCATTGGAAGCGGACGAGCTTGAAAAAACGGCGCGGTACCAAATCCAATGCAAATTAACTTACTATAAGGAGCGATAACATGAGTCAAACAATTCAAAGATATCAAATTGCCGACTACTTAAATGTTGGCACAGATGAAGAAACATACGAACTAATGGGTGCAGGCTTTAATACACTGGATGAAAACCCAGCAGCCCAACTGGATACAAAAACATATGTGAATGACCGTTCCGCAACATCCACAATCAAAGGTTATCAAGCGCAATTTCCATACGATACAGACCTGATTGCATCAGAAAAAGCAGTTATGTATCTATATGAGGTCGGCAGAAATCAGAAAACAGGTGCAGAAGCAGAAACTGACTATGTAAGAGTAGAACTTTTCAGCCCTGTTTCATCGAAAGAAAACACTTTCAAAGCCCGAAAATTCCACGTTTCCATTGAAGTTTCATCTTTCGCGGGTGCAGGCGGCGAGACTGTCAAAGTAACCGGTAACCTAAACAATGTTGGTTCTTTTATTGACGGTGAGTTCAACACAAAAACAAAAACATTTACTGCCGCAGGTGCAGGAGCGTAACGTTAGGAGGATACGACATGATTATTAACGGCGTTGAGCTGGAATGTGACGTTTTAGACGTTACAACCTTAAAAGCGATTAAGCAAGGAAGCGAAATGGTGGCGAACATAAATAAAGAAATCGCTCCTATTCAAGATGAAATCGAACAAATAGAAGCAATGTGCCATATTATTTTTGACTTTTTCAATCATATTTTTGGAGAAGGAACATCAGAAAAGTTGTTTGGTGACAAAGTCAGCCTAACACTGTGCATGGATGCTTTTGAATCCTTTATGAAGCAGAAAGCAGAGCAAGAGGAAGCCTTTAATAAAAGGGCTGAGAAGTACAAAGGAAACCGCAGCCAACGCCGTAAAAAAGCATGAATATCCTACTAGATAAATTGCCGACAGCCGTCAAGGTAGGCGGCAAGATGTATGATATCAATGCGGATTTTCGGACAGGAATCAGACTGGAAATGACGGCGGTCAGTGAACTGGATGACACAGAAAAATTAATGCGAATACTGCTTCTATACTATGGTGATATTGCTTGTGTTCCTGCTGACGTAGGCGCAGCTTTCACTGCGGTAATGAACTTTTACCACTGCGACAAAGATAACGCCTCACAAGGCGGCACAGCGACCAACAGACGCACGCAAATATATTCTTTTGAGCATGATGCACCGTATATCTATGCTGCATTTTTAGAACAATACGGGATTGATTTAACACAGGAGCATGATTTACATTGGTGGCGATTCAAAGCCATGTTCGATTCTCTCAGTGAGAAAACTCAATTTGTGAAAATTATGGGCTACAGGTCCATGACAATCACAAAAGATATGAGCCCACAGCAGAAAGAGTTTTACAGACGTATGCAGAAAACATATGCAATCCCTGTATCGAAAACTGAAAGAGAAAAGACCACTGCATTGGAACAAGCATTATTAAACGGCGGAGACCTTACAGGACTGTTATAAATACTCACAAAATATTGCTATATCTCCCTTAATATGATAAAATATTCCATATTTATACAAGGGGGAGAAAGTATGAAAAAGATAATTGCATTTTTACTGATTGCATCGGCATTATCTGTTGGTTTAGTTGGTTGCGGAGAGGAAACGCAGAATAGTAGTTCAATAAGTAACATATCCAGCGAAACTCAACTGTCATTATCAAAAATGAATGCTGCACAAATTACTGAATACTTGAAGGCGCAAGGACTTCCAATTACGAATGAAATCGATTATGCGGAAGAAAATGACCCGAATGAATTATTAGGAAGACCAAACCAATATACCAGTAAAGTAAATTTTGCTGATAGTCGAATTACTGAGCAATACGATATTGAAAATAACCCTGTAGGTGGAACAATTGAAGTTTTTACCAATAGTGGAGATGCCACAAAACGTAAAGAGTATGTAGAGGCTATTGCTCAAAATGTAAGTTTTGCGACACAGTATATATATCAGTATGATAATGTAGTTTTGAGGCTTGCCTACGAACTAACCCCAACTCAAGCAGAAGAATATAATACAGTAATGAAGGCCTTATATGAAGGCAAAGGAATAGAAGTTAGCAATCCATCAAGTTCTGAAACGTCATCAAAAATTGATTATTCTTCGTTAAAACCATCTCAACAAATTTATTCAATCAGTTTAAGTTCTAGTTCAGGAGTATATGGGGAATATGCTTTTGAAGTTACAAATACATTTGACCAAGCGGTAAAAATTGAAAATTATACGGTTGATTTTATTGGCAATGATGGAACAATACTAGAAAGTGATAAGAGTGTTAATATTGTTCCCCGTATCATTCAACCAGGTGAGAAGGCTTATTGTGGGTCAACATTTTCAGTTGATACAACAGAAAACCCCGATGATATTAAAGAAATGGTTGTACATTTGAATGGTGTAAGAGTGGTAAAAAGTGAGGTAGAACTCTTAGATTTCTCAAATTTGAACGTTTTAAAATCATCGGGAAATGTATTTAAGATAACAGGAATGGTGGAAAATAATACTTCTAAAGATGTTTCTCTGGGTTCTATAACCGTAGTTGCTTTGGGTGAAAACGATAAACTGTTAGCAGCTAAATACATTGGTATTGATAATCTAAATAAGGGAAATACTCAAACAATTGAAACGACCTTTAGAAATCAAAATTTAAATATTGATGATATAAAAAAAGTAATAGCTACAGGATATGACTTTACAGGGGTATAATCCAATGAAAACCAACTATCATTTTAGGTAGTTGGTATTTTTATTGGAAAAATTTATATACCCTCTTTAATAAATAAGCATTGTACAGAAATGTACGGTGCTTTTTTTATACCTTTTTAAAGGAAGGTGGAACAAATTGAAAAGATAAAATGTCCAAATTGTGGGCAAACATTATGCAAACTTGAATATGGAAAAGTAGAGATTAAATGCACAAGATGCAAAAAAATTATAACGATTACAAAGACAACTGATATAAAAACGACAGAGCCTAGAGCCACACCATAGAGAGTAGTGAGCCGGAGCCTGCTTTTATTGACAAAATAGGCAGGTGATTATATGGCGGACGGAAAAGTCGTAATCGAAACAGACCTTGATGCAAGTGGTATCAAGGCAGGTTTATCAAAGCTATCAGGTATAGCCCAATCAGGTATCAAAGGAACACTTACAGCAATAGCCAGTGCAGGAACGGCCCTTGCAGGATTGGGCGGTGCAGCTATCAAAATTGGGGCAGACTTTGAAGAAGGTATGTCCGAAGTACAAGCTATATCAAGAGCAAGTGCTTCTGATATGGAGCTTTTGAAAGAAAAAGCCAAAGAGATGGGCGCAGAAACAAAATTCAGCGCAACAGAATCAGCAGCAGCGTTTAAGTACATGGCGCAAGCAGGTTGGAATACAGAGGACATGCTAAACGGCATATCAGGTGTTATGTCTTTAGCTGCTGCCTCTGGTGAGGACTTAGCTTTAACAGCGGACATTGTAACAGATTCGCTAACGGCATTCGGATTAGAAGCAAAAGATGCAGCGCATTTTTCTGATGTACTGGCAATGACTGCAAATGCAACGAATACAGACGTTGCAAACTTGGGCTACACATTCAAGTACGTTGCGCCTGTAGCTGGCGCACTGGGTTACTCCATAGAAGATATGTCCGTTGCTATTGGTTTAATGGCGAACTCTGGCATTAAAGCAGAAACAGCAGGTACAGCATTAAGAGCAACGCTGACAAATCTTGCAAAGCCAACACAGCAAATGACTGGCTACATGGAAGAACTCGGAATTTCTTTAACGGATGCGCAAGGAAATGTTAAGCCGTTTAACGAGGTTATGATTGACCTTCGTGAAGGTTTTGAAGGGTTAACTGAAGCACAGAAGGCAGAGTATGCCGCAGGTATTGCGGGTAAAGAAGCTATGTCTGGACTGCTTGCGATTGTCAATGCAAGTGATGAGGATTTTGCAGCACTAACCGAGCAAATCAACAACTGCAATGGTGCGGCAGAAGAAGCCGCAAAAATCATGCAGGACAATCTTAAAGGCAGTGTTGAGCAACTAGGCGGTGCCCTTGAAACACTGGGAATTGAGTTTTACGATAGTGTAAACACGCCAATACGCACCATTGTTGATTCTGCAACCTCTATGGTAGAGCAGTTAACAAAAGCGTTCAAAGACGGTGGATTGTCTGGACTAGTGAGCGAGCTTGGTACAGCTTTTGCAGAAGTAGCAACACAAGCGGCAAACAGCGCGCCAAAGATGATAGATGCGGCAACGTCCATGATAACGTCGTTTCTTGACGGAATTAGTCACAATTCTGGACAGATAGCAGAAGCAGCGGTCAAGATAGGCGAATCTTTAATCAACGGTATTGCTCAAATTATACCAAAGGTTGCAGAAGTAGGCGTTGAAATCATTTCCTCTCTTGCTTCAAATTTACTCGGTAGTGATGTAGGCAAAAGCGTTGGCGAACTGGGAAAAACAATCATTGACAGCTTTAAAACAATTGCAAGTGCTGTTTCAGGTGCACTGAACAGTTTAAGACCTGTGTTTTCAACTTTTATAAGCACTGTATCTAAAATTGCTAAAACTGTGATACCTCCGCTTACAAAAGTTATAGAAGCATGTATCAAAGCAATCAAACCATTAACCCCACTACTAACGGCTGCAGCAGGTGGTTTTGCAGCACTAAAGATTGTACAAACTGCAACCTCTTGGATTAAATCCTTTACGACATCTGAAACACTTTTGGCAGCAAAGACAACAATCACTAATGCATTGCTTTGGGCTAAGATTGCGGCAACAGAGGTGTTAACTGGAAAAATTACGCTTGCACAAGCGGCACAACAGCTTTGGAACGTAGCCATGAGGTCAAATCCTATTGGTGCGGTGGTAACTGCGATTGGTGTATTTGTTGGTGCTTTAGCTGGGTTAGTTGTCGCTCTTAGTGGTGGAAAAAGTGAAAAATTAAATGAGTCATTTGAAAAAGTTTCACAAGGATTCACCCGTTTTAGTGACGGTATGAGCAATGCAAAATCCCATTTAAGTGATTTTAACTCAACACTTTTTGCATCATCCGAGGAACAGCAAGCATTAGCGGATAATATGCAAGATGTTCAAAATGGTATAACTTTGATTTGTAAAACAGCATCAGCTGAACGGCGGGACTATACACAAGAAGAAATTCAACAGCTCGAACAGTACTTTGAAAAACTTAGAGAG